CACCAAATGTTTTGAATGCAATAGAGGTATGGCTTAAACTATGCAAAGGGGAAGAATTGACAACAGAAGAGTTACTCCCATTTTCAAAACTAATACATCCAGATCTTATTACAAAGGCGGGCAGAAAAGTTCTAGCCTCTTTAGAATCAGATCAAAACTATACTCTTCAAGATATTATAAACAACTGCAATCTAAAAGCGACATCAGAAACACCTTGGCAGAAAGTTCTGAAAGTATCGGAACAAGAGGTGGCTTACATAGTATCTGTCAGAAAGAGAGGGGAGAGGATACTAACGAAAGCTCCGAGGATCCGTGTATCGACAATACACAAAGCCAAAGGTGGAGAGGCGGATAATGTAGCTTTATTGTTAGACTCCACAAAAGCTTGTACTGAACAATGGGATCAAGACCCAGAGTATAGAGTTTTTTATGTAGGGATGACTCGTGCAAAAAAGACATTACATTTAATAGAATCACAACAACAATACGGATTTAATTTATGAAGAAAAACAGAGAATATTTTTTAAAAGAAACAGAAAAATTAATTAATGGACCAAGAGCAAAAGATTATGGGCCAGTAAAAAAGAATCATCAAAGGATAGCTGACATATGGTCGATTTTACTAGAAAAAAAATTAAAAGAGCCTATAACTCCAGAAGAGGCAGTAGCTTGTATGATAGGGGTAAAAGTGGCAAGATTAGCTGAAGATATTAACAAAGACGACAGTTGGGTAGATATCATAGGATACGCTGCTCTGGGAGGCGAAATAATAAATGACAAATGAACAATATCATTTGCTAGAACAAGACATAAGGGATATATCTTGGGGTAATGCTGACTCTGATTGGACACCTCCACAGACTATTCCAGACTTGTCACAGTATGATACCATAGCGATAGATTTAGAAACCAAAGACTCGAATCTATTAAAACTTGGACCTGGATGGTGTAGAAAAGATGGACACATTATAGGCATAGCCGTGGCGGCGGGAGATAGCTCTTGGTATTTTCCGATAGCACACACTGTTGGGAATATGCCTAGAAGACCAGTGCTTGGTTGGTTAAAAGATTTATGTTCTGATACTACAAAAACATTTGTGTTTCACAACGCTCTGTATGACTTAGGGTGGTTACGATCCGTGGATATAGAGGTTAAGGGTAAAATTAGGGACACAATGATAGCAGCTCCAATATTAGACGAGAACAGAAGATATTATAATTTAAACTCTGTCGCTGGAGATTATTTAAAAATATATAAAGATGAAAAGATGTTAAAAGGTGCGGCAGAAGAGTTTGGTGTAGATCCAAAGTCTGAGATGTGGAGATTACCACCTCGTTATGTTGGTGCATATGCAGAACAAGACGCTTCGATAACATTAAAACTTTGGAACATTTTGCAAGATAGAATTGTTTCTGAAGAGTGTACCAGTATATTTAATTTAGAGACACAGTTGACTCCAGTATTGTTAGACATGAAAACAAAAGGTGTCCGTGTAGATTTAGATAAGGCTCAACAAGTAAAACGATATCTAACAAAATTAGAGAAAGATTTACTTGATGAGATAGCCTCTGAAACAAAAGTTACGATGGAACCTTGGGTCGCCACATCTGTAGCAAAGGTCTTTGATGCTATGGGTCTTTCTTATTCTCGCACAGAAAAGTCCGGGTCTCC